GTGTCATTCCTGGTCAGCCTGCAAGGCAGCAGAGGCACGTTTACAATGGGCGACCCCAATGCAGCAGCAGCGCGTGGTAGCGCCTCATCAACGCCCGGCACGCCGGTTGTGAATGGTGCCAGCCAGACAGGACAGTCACTGACTGTTGACGGCCTCCCTGCGTCTGCTAGTGGCTATTTAAAGGCGGGCGACTATATCCAGCTCGGCGGCGGTTCATCAGCCACATTGCACAAGGTGCTGGAGGATGTAACAAGCAACGCATCCGGCCAGGCAACGCTGGAGCTTTGGCCTTATGTCAGGACCGCGCCAGCAGATGACGCCACGATTGTGGTTAGCAGTGCTGTGGGAGTTTTCCGGCTGGCCAGCAATCAGACCGATTGGGCAATCAATAACGCGGCGGTCTACGGCATCACATTTGCTGCGATTGAGGCGGTGGCCTAATGTCCAGAGATATCGGTGCAGGCATCCTATCAGCACTCAGCGCAACAGAGATGCAGCCGTTTTTTGCTGTGCAATTATATCTGGACACCCAACCGCTGTATTTTTGGACCGGCCTGGGAGACCTTACAACTGGCGGCATCACATATGTCGGCACTGGGCAATTCCTCAGCATCAGCGAAATGGAGGAGACTGCTGAGATCGCAGCCAAGGGTGCGACAATCACGCTCTCCGGCATCCCAAGCAATCTGATCTCACTTGCTATCACTGAGCCGTATCAGGGGCGATTGTGCAAGATCATGTTCGGCGCTATTGACGCCAATCGTGAATATCTGTTGCTGGAAGATGGCAGTTTTGTCCTCAGAGAGGATGGCGGCAGGATTGACATTTCAACAGGAGATGTGACGCCTGCTGTTGAGCTGTTCACCGGCTACATTGACAGGATGGACATCGATGAAGGCCCAGAGACATCGACTATCGCCATCAGCGTTGAGAGCCGGTTGATTGATTTGGAGCGTGCGCGTATTTTCCGATTTACCGATCAGAGCCAGAAATCGCGTTATCCCAATGACCGGGGCTTGGAGTTTGTTGAGGATTTGCAAGACAAACAATTTAATTGGGGGCGCGGTTGAAGCTGGATGATTGGGACAAGCGCTTAAATAATTACATTGAGGACATGCGCCACCGGCCATTTTCCTGGGGCAGCAATGACTGCCTGGCGCTTGCCAGCGGCGCAATCAAGGCGCAGACCGGGATTGATTTGTTTAGGGATTGGGTCGGCAGCTACAAAACTGAGTGGGGTTGCCTGCTAAATTACAAGCGCCAGCTCAAGCGCATTGGTTGCGCCGACATTGTTGAGGCGGTTGATCAACGATTGCAGAGGACCGATGTATGGTTGCCGTCCAGGGGGGCGATTGTTGGCAGATCAGAGGGTCTTGGTTCATCGGTGATGTCGATTGCGTTTGGCGTTGCCATATCTGACAGGATTGCATTTTTAGGATATGATGGCTTGGTATTTGAGCCGGTAAAGCATAGCGATATTTTTTGGGGCGTATAATGAGAAGGCTTCTGCTGACATCCACCACGTTTTTGACATCAGCAGCAATCATTGCCCTGGTGCCGGATCAAGCGCACGCCGCGCCGGTTATTGTCGCCGCTGCTGTTAGCGCAGCAGCATCAACAGCAGCCGCATATGTTGCTGGTACTATTGTGGCGTCTGCGGTAGCCGGATATTTCGCAACATCGTTTCTGATATCTGCTGGCTTGCAGTTGGCAATGAACGCTCTTGCCCCCAAGCCACGCGCCGCCGGTAATGTGCAGCCAGGCCAATCAGCCATCTTGGTCAGCGGGACATCAGCCATTGCCGATCACCAGATTATCTATGGACGCACTAAGGTTGGCGGCGTCATCGTTTACAAAGAGGCAACCGATAACAATAAATTCCTGCATATTGTGACGGCACTGGCCGGGCATGAGTGTCAGGAAATCGAGACGGTATATTTGAATGATGAGGCGCTGACCCTGGACGGGGATGGCGAGGTTACAGCGCCAGCCAAATATGCCGGTTATGTGCGCGTCAATAAACACTTGGGCAGCACAACGCAGACCGCTGACACTGACCTGATTGCGGAGAGTGCTGGCAAATGGACATCAGATCACCGGCTCCAGGGCATCTGTTATGTCTACACGCGCCTGGAGTTTAATGCTGATGCTTTCCCCAATGGCGAGCCAAACATCACGGCAATCGTCAAGGGCAAGAAAGTCTATAATCCCAATACCGGCAGCACTGCCTGGTCGAGCAATGCGGCGCTATGCCTGCGCGACTATTTGACCGCCGACTATGGCCTGCGCTCTGATAGCGATGAGATTGACGACACGCTGTTAGTGACCGCTGCTAATATCTGTGATGAGGATGTCACACTCTCTGGGGGCGCTACAGAGGACCGCTATACTACCAATGGCGCGATAACCACCGGGTCCAAGCCAGCGGAGACCCTGGACGCCCTGCTGCGCTGTATGGGCGGCATGTTATGGTATGCCCAGGGTAAGTGGCGCGTAAAGGCGGCAGCCTATGTCAGCCCGACTGTGGCCCTGGATGAGGATGATCTGCGCTCAAATGTAACGATCCAGACCCGGCACTCGCGCCGCGATAATTTCAACATCGTGCGCGGTACGTTCAGAGGGCAGGAGAGCAACTGGCAGTTTAGTGATTTCCCCGAAATCAAATCATCAACATTTATTGAGGTTGATGGCGGCGATGAGAGCGCGATGGATTTGGAGATGGGCCTGGTGTCGTCATCAGCAACGGCGCAAAGAATAGCTAAAATAGCTCTTTTCCAAAACCGGGAGCAGCTCACCATCTCTGGATCATTCGGGATGCGTGCTTTCCAGCTCCAGGTCGGTGATGTGATTAGCTTCACAAACACCCGCGCCGGGTTTAGCGCCAAGCCATTTGAGGTGGTCAACTGGACGTTCTCGCCTGATGCCGGTGGCGATATGATCGTGAACATGACGCTGCGTGAAACGTCATCAGCGGTCTATGACTGGTCTGCCGAGGAGACCGCGTTTGAGATCAACAATACAATCCTGGCTGATCCTTTTGATGTGCCGCCAATCGGGTTGAACGTTAGCAGCGAGGCGAGGATTATCAATGAGCATCTAACGAATGTTATAACGGCAACGGTAACGGCAGACGCGCCAGAGCGGATCGACAACGTTGAGGTGCAGTTTAAGAAATCAAGCGACACAACATTTATCTCCGCTGGCATTGGCGACCTGGGCGACTTTGAGGTCATAGATGTGCAGGATGCTGATTATGATGTCAGAGCCAGGGCCATCAATACATTTGGGATCAAGGGTGATTTTGTATCACGCACCAATATAACGGTTGAGGGCTTGTCTGACCCGCCAGCCAATGTGGCTAACTTTAGTTTCAATGTGTCATCTGCTGGAATCCATCTGGAATGGGACGCGGTTGCTGATCTTGATTTGTCGTTTTATCGCATCAGATACACGCCATCAGAAACCGGCGCAACTTTTGCCAATGCAACCACGGCAGTCAACAAAGTCGCACGCCCTGGAAACAGCGTCACAGTGCCGCCACGATCCGGCACTTACATGATCAAAGCCTACGACAAATCTGGCAACCAATCAGCGGCGGCTGCTAGTGTCGTGATCCGCGCTGAGGATTTGGATGTGTTTGCAACCACTGCAACGCAGACAGAGCATACTGCGTTCAGCGGCAGCAAGACCGGCTGTAGCGTTGCCAGCAATCGCTTGAGGATCACCGACCCATCATCAGCTCCATCCACTGCGACCTATTTGTTCAGCAACTACATTGACACGTCATCCGTCAGGGTTGCGCGGGTCAATATGGATGTGAAGGTTTTGAGGATCAACGATGCGGCGACAGATACGTTTGACACATTGACCGGCCTGTTTGATAGCCTGCCTGGTAACTTTGACGACCTGACCGGCGGCTCATCTTTTGCTGATATTGATGTGGTGCAGTTTGTCTCCACAACCGATGATGACCCGGCTGGCTCTCCAACCTGGTCAGATTACAAGCGGTTCAAGTCGGGGGACTTCAGTGGACGCGCATTTCGGTTTAAGGTAGAATTGCAATCAACCGCCAATAATGTGACGCCTGCGATTGAAGAATTAGCGGCAAAAGTAAGGTATAACTAATGGCAACGCATGACTATGTGATCGACAATCAGACCACCCCAGCATTTAGGTCTGATCTGAACAACGCGCTGGCGGCTATTGCGTCCAACAATAGCAGCGCATCAGCGCCATCATCCACGTTTGCAAATATGTGGTGGATGGACACGACTAACAATTATCTGAAAATCCGCGACAAGAATGACGCAAATTGGATCATCGTTGCGGAGATGGATGTCACAAACAGCCGCGTTAAGCTGATATCCGACAGCCTCAAGGCGGCATCTGGTGGCGGGATTGATGTGCTGAATAGCAGCGGGACAAAGATCATTGACCTTGCGGTTGCATCCCAATCAACGGCAGAGGCGGGGACCAATAATACCGAATTGATGACGCCGCTGCGCGTCAAGCAGTCGATTGATGAGAACGCGGTTGCATATCCTCAAGTGATAACGATCAGGACCAGTGGCAACTATACGATCCCGTCCGGCGCTGTTGCTGTTCTAATCCGCGCATCTGGCGGCGGCGGTGGTGGTTCTACTGCTTTTACATCTGGCGGCGGTTTGGGCGTCACTGATGGCT